CTCATAAGCGACCAGTTGCGCAAAAGCAAAGACGGTGCATAAGTGCCAATCCACCACAAAAAGAGAATAGGGCTAGTCAGGGGTTAAAGATTGACGTAAAACACGGATTATCAGAGAATGATCAGCACGAGATATGCCGATAAGTTCTCGCTGGGGGTAGGGGAATTTTTTGGAGCTGTCAGGACGCACGGTACTACGCTGTCCTTCGTGATGAATACGAGCAATACGCGCGGCGCTACCTTTAAAGCCAATTTGCGCATAGCGCGTGGTGGCATTGAACTTGAAATGCCGTGCTTTGGTTAACTCGCGAAACATTGGACTATTAGAGGACTTGAGCGGCTTTATAAAATCATCACCGTCGGGATCGGTTTGGGCTCTGATACGCTCACGGTTTTTAGCTCGCATTTCCATAGCAAGCGTGCGATTGATCTTCTTGCGCTCTTTCGGCTCTAGCTGACTGGCTATGGCAGTGGCCCATTCAGGCAGTGCACCGGCTAATTCGTCAAGATTACTCATAAGGCTTGAGCAAATCATTAATATGAGTGCACTGTGGATCTGGCATAAATACATAGTTGCCATTGTCATCTTTACTCACCCGTACAACCTCCTCGACTTTGATAGCAAACACGACGGTAGTGGTATAGTTGCTCAAAACATACGTCTCAAAAGTGACCGGACTGGTAGCGCCAGGCGGCAGCGGATTTTGATATTGTTGATACCAATCAAGTATAGGTACAATAAGGCTATTCGCATCTAAGCGCTCTGGCCATTCATCGACTTCAACAAGCAACTGATATTGTTGAACGTGGTTCAGATTATGACCAGACCATTTTATTGAGCCTTTTTCGACACTAATAATCAGCCGGTCGGGGTTCTCTCGAAAGAACCCCAGCTTCTCAGTCAAAAACTTGCGTAAGCTATCATCGAATATCATTTGGCAAGCTCTTTATCCCAAAATCGCGCGCGATCCCGCATCTTGGTATCATACTTATTCTTTTTATAACCGCGGCCGTTATACACCTCTGCGAACCCAGCCCAATCACGACTACGAATAGCGTTAAGCAAGCGCTTGTCCGTCTCGATAAACCGGCAAAATGCCTCAAGCTGCTCAGGCTCACCTTTTGATAGCGTCAGCACATAATCAACCGCTGACTTAAAGCCAAGACGTTCCCAGTGAAAGCCCATGATTTGAAACGCGCCCCAACTGGCAGACTCTAATCCCAAGTTTTTATCAATGCGCCGCGCTTTTTTTAATCGTGCATGTTCAGCATTACCGCCGCTATAGCCGCCACTACGATTGTTAACTACATCAGGATAACGACTGACAACTGATAGAGCGCTATCACGCCCATCTCGCTCTTTCAGCAATCGATACATAATATGACGCTCAAACAAGATCTTGATACGCCATTGTTTAGCGTCGGCGTCATATAAAAACCCAGCGCCGCGCGCCTCGACATCACTGACAGCACGGATAGCAGCTTCATCACAGCGTAAACGGCGCGCAGCAACGACATAATCACAATCAATCAAACTCATTGGCTTAGTTCTGCTCATAAGATAGTATCCTCAGTTTTATTAAGTGCACGTATAATCACGCCGTAGCGATCCCAAAACGCTCTCAATCGAAAATAAGCGGTAGCAGCGGTGGTAGCTGCCAAGACTCGCGCAAATAGCAATACCCACTGGCTTGGGTCACCAGTGGACTCATCAAATGCCAAGCCAACACACGATAAGGCAAAAAATAATAGTGCGGCGGTAACAAATAAGCCCAATTCGCGATGATATTTAATGATCATCATCAAGCAAAATATTGCGAGAACGATAATGGATAGAGTGCTTAAGACATTGATGACACTAAACAGAGTCATGATCGTCCTCCTTTTTTTTGAATAAGAACGGGAAGAAATGGCGCATTGCGGCCATTAAAAGTGGTTTAATATTTTCGTTGGTGAAGTCGTATAAAGTGACAAACAGCTCACGGCCTACCATGCCATATATCACCGCATACCCAGCAGTATAGTTTCCCGCTGTCAGTAAATTAGCCGTTATTTCAGCGAGGGTTAATGCAATTAATAATCCAGCGGCCGCATTTTGCGAGCGCATCCAAAACGGCTCACCACGTACTAAGAGCAGGCGAATAAGAGCACCAGCAAGCGCCGCATAAATCACGGGTAGCATGGCAAATAACCAGCGGATGTGTTGTCGAGTAAAGTCATCTATTGTGACGACGGGCTGCAACTGAGTTACGTCCATAGTTGGATGACCTGTTTTTGTTTTCGGCTTGGCGATGTCGGTAGTTGTATATCAATCAGCTGTGGTAATACTAGATCGTACTGATGCAAATGCGGATTAAGCGCCATGACTTGCTCAGTGACGCCGCCAGTAAAGCCAAAATAACGTAAGCAGATCAGATCCACTGTATCGCCTTGGATGGTTTGTACTATTCGCATTAGATTAGCTCGATAGTTGAGTGTGGCGCATCGATGATATCTGAGATAGCATTGCGAGCATTGCGATAGCAGCTATCTATTGTTGGATTGAGCTCAGCACTCCTCGCTGTGGCATCTTTGCCAGTATCGTAGTCACGATAATGCTCAGTCAGCTTGGCTTTTGCTGTGTTATAAACCGCCTTTTTAAAGCTAAATGACTTATCTGAATCATTAGCCAAGTCATATTCAGCAAGGGTTAAAAAACCATGTTCATTAATAATGGTAGCGACCCACGGCTTTAGCTCACGGCAGACATCAAGGGCGGCATCTCGTAGAGCGTAAGCCATTCGGGCAGGTGTAACTGTGCCATCTAGCTTCATTGACTCGCTGAAATCTTTGACTAAAATGTCAGGCATAAAGAAAGGAGTTTTGATGATCTCATCACGTACTTGATTAACAGCACTAAAGCCCATGTAAAACTCCTAAAAGATAAATAAAATAGGGGGATACTGGATAAATCATTCGGTCATTATCCGACTAGTCTTCGCCTTGGTGCACCCGAACTCGGACATGCATTTTTTGAGCCGTCACCTCACCAACTAGCTGATTAATCTTTTAGTATCCATTTGACGGTTGTAGAAAGGGTTGAGGCGGTGGTCATAATTGTCATGTGCAGTATCAACTGAATGCAGTTATGAGCCGCCTCGGCTCGCGGCTACGAGTTGTTTTCGTCCGATTGCTCAGACAAATCTGGTTCTGGTACCGCTTTCTCTTCTTCCGGTACCGCTTTTTCTTTAATTGGTTCTGGTGCCAATTCTGGCTCTGGTACCTTTTGTTCTTTCAGCTGTTTTTCTAAGCGTTTGATTGAGCCTTTAACACCACTATTTTCGTCAAACTTTAGCGCGGTTTGAAAGTTATCCAGCGCAAACACGGGATTGGTAGGCTCAGTCAGCTCACCGACTTGGCGAGCTAATTTAGCGCGTACTTGGTCAGGCATATCAGCTTCAGCTGTAATGTTAGAAGCTCGCAGCACTTGCGCGATTTGCTCATCAGTGATTTCATCGCTTGTTGCTAATTTCTTAGCAGTTTCAGCAATCTCTTCAGCGACAACGGTAGCCAAAGTACGTTGATGAGCATCTGGCATTGTGATTTTATGCTTCATTGCATATTCAGCGATATCAAGCGCTCGCTCAAAGCCGCCAATATCGATATGCCATAGCATAAGCGTGGTCAATAGATTATCTTGATCGCCTTTACCAGCATTCAGCGTGGCATTAATCCATTCATCATAGTGACCAACTAACTCGCGCTTTAGCTCAATCTTGGCTTGAATAGACTGCTTAGACTTTAGCGCTTGCTTATCTTCACGTAGTTTGAGCTGCAACATTCGATACGCCTGGTTAGGTCCAGCCGTGATGTTAGTCACTTCTTTTTGTGCCAGCGCGGCTTGGCGATGTCGCTGCGCTGGGGTTAGTTTTTTTGTCATAGTTTTATTCCATTAAATTAGATTTAATCCCACGCGTCAGGCGTTAGACCAGCTCAACATTTTCAATCAAGCAACCAGCTTTGTAGTTTTCGACTACATACGCCTCATTATCTGACTCATAGAACGCTACGCGGTCATACTCAGGCTCATCTTTATGATTGCGGCGGCGGCTGTCTTCTTGGTAGTAGATAGAAAGGTTATCGAGTGGTGTGATTAGAATGGCATCCGCTGGGAAGTTTGGCGGCGTTTGCTCAATAGTAATACCGCCCACTTTATCAAGCATCAATAAGCTATTGACCGCAATCACCTCTGATGGGGTGTTGTTATCATTAACCATATTAAAATCGCGGCTTTGCTTGAGATCGCGGCCAAGAATGACGCGTAAATCACTGT